CTTCTACAGTTGCAGGTCCGACGGGACCGACCGGCGTCGGCGGAGGTATTGGCCCGACCGGCCCTTCGGGCCCAACGGGAGCAACTGGCGCAACGGGCCCTTCTGGGACGGGCCCGACAGGCCCGACGGGCGCATCTATTACTGGGCCGACAGGGCCGACTGGCGCGACTGGCCCAGCCGGCGGCGGTATTACCTACAAGGGAACTGTTTCAGATTCTAGCCAACTAACTGTAGTTGACCCAACCCCATCTCTCGGGGATGCTTATATTGCTTTAGACAATCAGCATCTTTGGGTTTGGGACGGTTCAAATTGGGTAGATAATGGAGCGATTGCTTCTATTACTGGACCGACAGGCCCTACTGGCTCGACAGGCGCGACAGGACCAACTGGGCCGACTGGAGCAACCGGGGATACTGGTCCGACTGGACCGACTGGTTCGACGGGAGCAACTGGTCCCACCGGCCCGACTGGGGCAATAGGTGCTACGGGTCCGACAGGACCGACAGGATCGACTGGTGCTACAGGCCCAACTGGCCCCACTGGGTCGACTGGTGCTACGGGTCCGACAGGACCGACAGGATCGACTGGTGCTACGGGTCCGACTGGCCCCACTGGGTCGACTGGTGCTACAGGTCCGACTGGCCCCACTGGGTCGACTGGTGCTACAGGCCCAACTGGCCCCACTGGGTCGACTGGTGCTACAGGTCCGACTGGTCCGACTGGTCCGACAGGAGCAACTGGCCCGAATTCAATTACGATTAATTCTACGGCTATTGTTAGCGGAACAACAACTCGTGTTCTTTTCGATAATTCCGCAACGGTCGGTGAGGCTTCTTCCTTAACAATTTCAGCTACAACAAATAAGGTTAATGTTGTAAGTGCGCCGTTTGGTTTATCCGGAAACTTTTCGTCTACAGCTTGGACGACGGCCGGAGTTCGTTATCAAAACTCGGCGGCGACATTAACGGATACATCTTCTTCTGGGACGGTAGCGACAGCTTACACCGACTTATTTGGCGGGAACACAATAGCGGCTTCAAATTCAACAACTTATACTAATTACTATACAATGTATATTGGCATCCCAACAGCCGGCTCTAATGTTACAATCACAAACATTTATTCGTTAGGTACAGCCGGCAATGTGAATATTGGTGGCGCTTTAACGCTTGGAACCGTTTTGTCTGTCGGAAATGGCGGGACTGGGACAACCACAGCATTTACGGCCGGTTCCGTTATATTCGCGGGAACAAGTGGTGTTTACTCGCAAGATAACGCGACTTTTTTCTGGAACACATCTACCAAAAGACTTGGGTTGGGGACGTCAAATCCAGGCGGCGCAATCGGCGATGAGCGCCTTCGTGTAACAGGAACAGATTCTGATAGTTGGCCTGTGGCTGTTGAAGATAGCGCGGGAACCGTTGCAGCAGGCTTTTACGCTGCTAGTAACATCGCTGGAACCGGTACATTTTCTAATGACCCGTTTTTGCTTTTGTGCCAAAATTCAGAGCGCGCTAGACTCGACAGTAGCGGTAACGTCGTTATAAATACAGCTGCAATTGCGACAAACGCCACCAATGGGTTCTTGTATGTTCCTAGCTGCGCGGGAACTCCCACAGGAACTCCAACAGCTTACACGGGTCGAGTTCCTATAGTTGTCGACACATCGGCTAATAAGTTATATTTCTATTCAACTGGCGCTTGGCGAGATGCTGGCCCGTAACGGAAAATAAAAATGGCTAACTTATATACATGGCAGATTATGCAATTGGATTGCTACCCTGAAAAAGACGGGCGCAAAGATGTTGTTTTTACCATCCATTGGAGAAGGGCCGCGACAAATGGAGTAAAAAGCGCCGATATTTATGGTTCTAAGTCCGTTATATTAGACCCGAATGAACCGTTTATTCCTTACAATGAATTAACAGAATCTCAAGTTGTTTCTTGGCTGGAAAATTCAATCAGTCAAGAAATTCTCGCCCAGCAAATTGCTTCTCTTGATAAGCAAATTGAAGATCAAATCAATCCACCAATTATCTATCCTGCGCTTCCTTGGTAAAGTAAGTTTTACATATTATATACGCATTAATATTTGCAGAAGGGGCGACTAGGAGCGCATAAATGGAAAAGATAACCATCACTCTTGCCATAAATGACTGGAACATCGTAATCGGTTCTCTTGGTAAAATGCCTTTTGAGCAGGTTGTGAATGTTATTAACGAAATCAAAGTTCAAGCGGAGCCTCAAGTAAGATCTGTAAAAAATCAGGAAGATAAAACACATAATTAATCATCGACAGCATCGTTCTCAGAAGGGGGAGAATATGCCGGTTAGTTTTGAAAGCGGTAAGGCTTATATCCGTGAATTTATAAACAAAATAAGCCATTCCAAGATGATTGATATTGGGGTTGGATGCGGGACATATGCTAAAATGTTTCCTGAATCTCACTGGACTGGCGTAGAAATTTTTGGTCCGTATGTAGAAAAATTTGGTCTCAAAAAAATATATCAAAAATTAATTATAGAGGACGCCCGTAAAATTGATTATTTATCTTTAGGCTCATTTGATGTCGCTATAGCTGGAGATATTCTTGAGCATATGTCGGCAAATGAAGCTAAAGAACTTTTAGAAAACTTAAAAAATATTTCTGACACAGTTATTGTTAGTATCCCCCTTGGGCATCATCCTCAGGGAGAAGTTGACGGAAATATTTATGAGTCTCATGTAGAAGACTGGAGCGATAATAAAGTAATAAGTATATTTGGAATTCCGTCTGAATCTCATATTGATGGCTGTATTGGTGTTTATATTTATTCTAAAACAAAAAAATTAAAAATTTGTGTATATACAATAAGCAAAAATGAAGAAAAGTTCGTAAAAAGATGGGCAGAGTCGTCTTCTGATGCTGATGTTTTATTAATAGCTGACACCGGGAGCACGGACAGGACTGTTGAAATAGCTAAAGAATGCGGCATTCAAGTTCATTCAATTTGCATAACACCTTGGCGTTTTGATCATGCTAGAAACGCATCCATAGCATTAATTCCAAAAGATATTGATGTTTGTATTTGCATGGATATGGATGAGGTTTTAGAGCCTGGATGGAGAGAAGAGATTGAAAGAGTTTGGGTAAGTAACACTACTAGACTAAGTTATTTTTTTGATTGGGGATGCGGGATAAAATTTAGATACGAAAAGATACATGCCAGACACGGCTATTTTTGGCATCATCCGTGCCATGAATATCCAGTCCCAGATAAACGTATAACAGAAGTATATGCTTATACAGACAAATTACTTGTTAGCCACCATCCTGACCCAAATAAAAGCCGCGGACAGTATATGGATTTACTACAGCTCTCGGTTGATGAAGATCCTTTGTGCCCCAGAAACGCATTTTATTACGCGAGAGAGCTTTCATTTAATCGCAGGTGGCAAGAATCAATTGATGCTTGCAAAAAATACCTAGAGTTGCCGGGTGCTACTTGGGCAAATGAACGATGCTATGCCATGCGGGTTATGGCTAAATGCTATGAAGAGTTAGGAAATTCACTTGAAGCCGAAGCATGGCTTCAAAGAGCTTCGGCGGAGGCTCCGAATACAAGAGAGCCGTGGTGCCAGTTGGCTATGCTTATGTATCGTCAAAGTCGATGGCCTGAGTGCTATGCGGCTGCGAAGCGAGCTTTATCGATCACTCAAAGAGATCTTGTATATACTTGTGACCCAGAGGTATGGGGTCACTGGGCTAATGACCTTGCCAGTATTTCGGCTTGGCAGCTCGGAATGAAAGAGGAAGCTCTTGAACAAGCAGAACTAGCTGTTCAAGCGACACCTACTGATCAGAGGTTAATTAATAATTTATCGTTCATAAAAAATACGATGGCAAATAATCATATCCCAAATATCATACACTTTATTTTTTTCTTCGGCCCTAAATCTCGCCCGTTCGGGATAATTAATTATTTATCTGTAATTGCCGCCTACGAAATACAGAAGCCAGATAAAATATATTTTTATTACAATGAAGAGCCAGTAGGAAATAAATATTGGGATGGTATGAAGAAATATGTAGAAATGGTTAGAGTCGATCCTCCGACTGAATATGAAGGCGTATCTCTTGATGATTGGCCACAGTATCAATCCGATGTTTTAAGACTTCAAAAGCTTTACGAACATGGAGGTATATATTTAGACACAGATTGCATTTTGATGAAGCCATTAGATTGCTTCCTAAATAATGACGTAGTTATGAGCGGACATATAGCTGGCGTATCGAAGTCTCCGTGGCATAAGGTCGACTCGATGCCGGCTTCGACCATAATAGCGCGCCCTAGAGCTAAATTTATAAAAATCTGGCTATCAAAACTCGCCGACGGATTGAGGAAAAATGTCTGGGCTTGGCATATCGTTAATTTACCTGTTGAAATATATAAGGATAGGCCAGATCTGATTACCCTTTTAGAGATGGAAGTTTTCATGCCCTTCGACTTCAAAAATGAGAAAATGCTAGAGCCAGATCAGACCGAGGAGGCCTTAAGGGAAATCAAAGACTCATATGCCATCCATATGTGGGATTCGGTATGGTTTAACCCAATTAAGAAGATTGACGAAAACTATATCCAGAATGTAGACACTGGTTTCACCTTAACCGTTCGTAAATATTTGGAATAAAGTATGTTCTATGAGTAATGTCTAATATGTTATAATGGTGTGTGTGGCTAACATCTATGAATCTAACGGCGGCTAAAATGGCGGATTATCAGAATTTATTCAACATAGTCATCGGGATCCTCGGAATTATTGGGGGATGGTGGCTGAACGCAATTTGGACGGCCATCAAAGATCTCCAAATCATGGATAGAGAATTGGCTGAAAAAGTCGGAGCCATTGAGGTTCTTGTCGCCGGCAGATATGTCACCAGAGAAGAATTTAATAGCACATTGAGCCAAGTCTTTGGGAAGCTAGACAGGATCATTGACGCCGTAAATCAAAAGGCAGACAAATGACCGATTGGGCCCTTATCTTAAAAAAGATAGCTCCAGACGGCAGAAAAAATATTATTGATGGGCTTGCGCAAGCAATGCCACAAGTTATTCAGATTGCCAACCTTATAACCCCGCAGCGTCAGGCTCAATTTTTGGCGCAAATCGCGCATGAAAGCGACGGGTTACGCGCGACAACAGAATACGCAAGCGGCAAAGAATATAATGGCCGTGTTGATCTTGGTAATCGTCCCGGCACAAATGATGGCGTGACATATAAGGGGCGCGGCTTAATTCAGCTTACAGGTCGATCTAATTATGGTCTTATGAGCAAAAAGTTGGGCGTCGACCTTATAAATAATCCCAATCTTGCAGCGAAATTTCCTTATGCGGCTCTTACTGCGGCTTATTTTTGGAAGGATCGCAATCTCAACCCACTTGCTGATATCGGCGATATTGACGCAATAACCCGCCGCATTAATGGCGGATACAATGGCCTAAAAGAGCGCAAAATGTATCTTGCTCGCGCCAAAAATGAATTAAGCGATATAAAAATAGCGCAGCGCCGACTTAAGGATTTGAGCTATCCGCCGGGTGGCATTGATGGGGATATGGGGCCCTTAACTAGATCGGCATTGCGGGACTTCCAAGAAGCTAATAATTTGCCTGTGACTGGAGAACTTACACCTGAAACTAAAGCCGTTCTGTTTTCCGATTCCGCTTTGCCGAGACCTGTAGAGATTGGTCGGGCCGTTTTAACTGTCGCAGACCTTCGAGAGAAAGGGTCAAAGACCATCGAAGCTGCGGATGAAGTAAAAAATTCTTCAATTGGAGCTGGATTGGCGACTGCGGCAGGCGTTACAACATCAGCTGGAACGATTGCTTCTAATATTACCCAAATCAGTGATAGCGCCAAAAAGGGGGAGCCATTTTTGCAAATGGCTCGAGAATATTGGCCTGTTTTTGTAATTATCGCATCTTTGGTAGCAATCACTTACTTCACTTGGCGGGCCTATAAGAGCGCCAAAAAGGTTGAAGAAGAGCGCGTCCGGGTGGCGCGAACAGGCGAAAATGTGAGGATATAATGCCTCTATGGGGTCATCTTATTGGCAGTTTTCTATGGTCTGTTTTGACATCCAGAATAGGTCAGATTGCTATGGCTTTTTGCGCTGCTTGGATCTGGGCCGGATGGCGTTCTGACGACTATTGGAGGGCCAAGATCGCCGTGGATGACGCCGCTAGGGAAATAGCCTATCAGAAAGAAATCGTCCGCCAAGAAGAGGCAGCTATGAAAATTGCTGCTGAAGCGACTGCTAGAGCTGAAGAGGATGCTAAGGCGCAGGACAAAATGCGGCAAATAATTGAGGAATTTAACAATAGGGAGCCGATTTATGTCGAGAAAAAAGTTCCGGTTAATTCCGGTTATAATTGCCATATCGATGCCGGTTTTTCTAGTGTCGTGCGCGAGCTCGACACACAGGTTAGAGCGGGCAAGGCTCCCCGACGCCCCCGATAATTTTGGGAAAATGGTCCCCCTCCCATCACCCATAAAAGGCAAAAGCATCAAAACATTCGCCTTGGAGAATAGGGCAGCGGCTATAACGGCCAACCGGAGGCTTCAGGACGACGCCAGTTTCTATGAGCGGGTTCAGCAAGAATTTGGCGTGGAAAGACTTTTTGGGGTTACACAATAGCGAATCTGCCCTGAAAGTGGTAAGGTAGCTGGCGCATGAGGTAAAATATGACTACTGGCCTTAGTTATGATGGGACCGTAAGCGGGACCACCAGCTACATTACCCAAATCGCCACTATGGCCGTCGTCGATCCTTCGGATTCGGCTTTTTTAGCCATTTTGCCGCAAGCGATAACTTATGCAGAAAATAGAATTTATCGTGATGTTGATTTCCTTTTTACTTCAACGTCTAATTCTAGTTTTTCTGTTTCTTCTGGGACAAGGAGCATTTCTGTCCCAAGCGGCACAAACTTTGCAGGTTCATTTTTTGGCGGCGGCGTTCTTGTCGTTGCTGAACAGATTAATCTTATCACTCCGGCTGGTGAAACTGATCCCGATGTCGGCGATCGAGTCGCTTTATTGCCGACAACCAAAGAATTTTTAGATGCAGTTTATGGTTCTTCGGCTGTAGCAAACAGGGGTCAGCCAAAATATTTTTGTCCGTTTGATGATTATACATTTCTTGTTGGTCCATATGCTGACAGCACATATCAAGTAGAGATTATCGGAACATTTAGGCCTGTCAGTATGTCGTCATCTAATAAATCAACATTTATTAGTTTATATTTGCCTGATTTATTTATTATGGCAAGCATGATTTATATTGCGGCTTATCAGCGTAATTTTTCTAGTGCAGCTGGCAATGATCCTCAAATGCCTGTTACGTATGAATCTCAGTATCAAGCTCTTCTTAAGAGCGCGATGGAAGAAGAAAGCCGCAAAAAATTCGAGGCAGCGGCGTGGTCCTCTCAAGGGACTGCAAAATTTGCGACGCCGACGAGGTAATGTCGAATGCCGCACACAACACTTAAACTTCACCCGGGCGTTGATCAGAATAGAACGCTTGCTCTTAACGAAGCGGCTATTTCGACGACTCAACTTGTCAGATTTGTTCCTGACAAACAGGGTCTTGGGCTCGTTCAAAAACTTGGCGGATGGCAAAAATTTCCAAATTCCACTGCATCTAATTCCGGGCCGACAACCCGTGCACTTTGGGCATGGCAAGACACAAATGCAGTTTCTCACTTAGCGGTTGGAAATCAATCGACTTTATCTTACGCGGGGACGGCTACGGTTTCTGGCTCAAGCGTTACGTTGCCAGCAAGTTTTACCGGAGGATCTCCTGCTTCATCTGTAAATAATTTTTATGTTGGATGGTTTATAACAATTGGATCAACATCTTATAAGATTACTGCTTATAATGGGTCAACCCGGGTCGCTACTGTAAATGTAGCTCCTCCGGCTGGGTCGCAATCATTCACTCTTGTTAACCCTACATTGATTGTTATTACAAACGGGCAGAAAAGTTCAATTTCTCCACAAGGCAGGACGTCAAGCGTCGCTCCCCAATTTAGCACTACAGTTGGCTCAGATGTTGTTCAAATATATGATGCCAATTCAAATATAACTGATTACGATTATGTTTTCATTGAAACTCAAATTAGTGTAGGTGGATTGTTTCTTTTTGGTCTTTATAGATGCTCATTTGTTGATCCAGACAGATACACCATACAGGCTACAAATTTAGATGGAACTCCTCAGTATGCAACGGCTAACGTCGTAAATGGCGGAGTTACTCCCAAATTTACATTTTCTCCAGGTCAGCAATATTCTGATGTTTATATCCCAAACAATCCATATGTTGTTGGAGATGTTTTCCCTGTTCTTGTGCCGACAACAATCGGAGATACAACTCTTTATGGTAATTATACAGTATCGGAGACTAATCCCCCTGCCGTAGATACATTCCGAATATTTTTACCCAATGGCGCAAATAGCGTCGCAACAACTTCAACATCCGGAACCGGCGCTACGGCCATAATTGGTTTTTCTGCGACTTACAAATTTTTAGCTGGAAATACGGTTATAGCAGCAAACATAGACCCCGCTGGATATAATGGTGTTTACGCAATAACGGCCGCGACTTCTAATACAGTTGCTTATTTAAATGCGACCACTGGATCAATGGTTTCTGCTGGTATTTTGTTTGCTGTTGATGGATATTTAAATGATGGCAATGCTTATTTTCAATATTACATTACTCCTGGCCCGCCGACATTTGGTGTTGGATATGGCCTTGGAGGTTACGGTGCCGGCGGATATGGCATAGGCGGCTCTTCGCCTATAACGCCTGGTGGCACTCCAATAACTGCAACAGATTGGACACTTGATAATTGGGGGAGCATATTGATCGCTTGCCCTGTCGGCGGCGCAATTTATTCATGGTCCACAGATACCGTAAATGGCGCAGCCACAATCATTAACAATTCTCCAATTGCTAATGACGGTATATTTGTTGCAATGCCTCAACGTCAAATCGTTGCGTGGGGATCAACATTTACAGGAATTCTTGACCCCCTTCTTATACGTTGGTGCGATGTAAATAATTATGAGGAGTGGACGGCTTCTCTTACAAATCAGGCTGGATCTTATCGTCTTCCAAAAGGATCTAAGGTTGTAGGATGTATCCAGGGCCCTCAACAGGGTTTAGTTTGGACGGATTTGGGCATATGGGCCATGCAGTATGTCGGTCCTCCGTATGTGTATCAATTCAACGAAATTGGCACAGGATGTGGGTTAATATCTCGCAAAGCCGCCGCGTCGATGAACGGAACCGTATATTGGATGAGTCAGAGCCAATTTTACCGCCTTGGCGGAAGTGGGGTAGAGCCAATCCGGTGTCCTGTGTGGGACGTTATATTCCAGGACTTGGATACAACTAACTTAAATAAGATAAGAATTGCTCCAAATTCTGCTTTTGGGGAAATTACTTGGTATTATCCAACAATGAGCAATGGTGGAGAAGTCAGTCATTATGTAAAATATAATGTCGTTCTTGATCAGTGGGATTTTGGCGCTCTTGTTAGAACGTCTTGGATAAATCAATCTGTTTTTGGCCCACCTATTGGATCTGACGGAACTTATATTTACCAACATGAGACATCTAAGAACGCGGATGGCTCGGCTATGATTTCAAGTTTTCAAACTGGTTATTTCGTATTGTCGGAGGGAGAGTGGAAAGTATTTGTTGATCAAATTTGGCCCGACATGAAATGGGGATACTATGACGGAACGCAAAATGCGTCGGTTCAAATAACATTTTATGTCGCAGACTATCCTGGCGATGCAGTATCTGCTCCTTCGGGTGGTATTAGGACATATGGCCCATTTACGATGACGGACGCGACTACATTTATAACTCCAAGATTTCGCGGCAGGCTAATGTCTATTAAAATACAAAGCAGCGATCTTAATTCATTCTGGAGAATTGGAGCTATGCGTTATCGGTTTCAGCAAGATGGAAAATTTTAATGGCAACTCTTGATGACATCCTTACTACTCAAAAAAATGGCGTTATAGCCATAAATAATGTCAATCAGACATTGTCTAATATTGTATCTGGCATCAATAATTATACTAATAAAATTTCATATTTAAACGGAACGACAACAACAACTGTCATAACAACGGACACTCTTGTGTTATCCGGTTCTGGTCGTTTGGTTAGTTTTTCAATTATTGTTGGTGGAGCTGATGGGGCTATACACGACGCCGCATCTATTATTACTTCTGCCGCATTTAATGTTCTGGCAGTAACTAAAAACACGATTGGTATTTATCAGGTTGGTATGCAATTCACTTATGGGCTAGTCGTTAAGCCTGGGGCTGGGCAATCTGTTGCCATAACATACTCTGTTAATTAAGGTGAAACATGCCTCTTAAACATGGAACGTCAAGAGAAACAATCTCTGAAAATATTAGAGAAATGATGCGATCTGGCCATGAACAAAGGCAAGCTATCGCCGCGGCTTTAGATCAAGCAAAAAGGTCGCGCGCCAATGGCGGCGAAATTAATGAAAAAATTCACGTTGGGCCTATTCATAGTAATGTTGCTGGACGAACTGATCATCTCCCAATTAATGTCCCTTCTGGATCATATGTGATTCCGGCAGATATTATTTCTGCTATGGGAGAAGGGAATACGATGGCAGGATTTCAAACTGCTAATTCTATATTTGGTCGTCAAGAAAAAAGCTCAGAAGATGAGCCTGTTGAGATTATCGCAGCAGGTGGAGAATACGTTGTTTCTCCAGGGAACATTTCTCGAATCGGCGGCGGAAATATAGAAAATGGACATGCAACTCTTGATGAGTTTGTAAAAAAATATCGGGCAAAGACAATTCAGACTTTAAAAGAATTGCCGGGGCCTCGTCC